GTTTTTGCACTTACAATCTGGATTTTTCTTAGACTTTTGCTCTGTTTTGTTAATAAATTTTGTAATTAAATCAAGGCATAAGTTACATGCACTTGCTACTGAAAATCTTTTACTTATCATTACTCCTCCTAACATATTTGGATAGTTTAGCATCATATCCAGGATGTTTCCCATCCTAAGGAAATCTATAGATCTCTAGGAGGAATTCTTCTATTTTCAACGGCAAGTAGTTGACCTCTATGCTCTGCTTTTATATCTTTTCTTACCCAAGTCATACCATATGTATGATCAAGATTCTCTAATCCAACTCTTACCTTTAATCTTTCAGCCATTGACTGGAATGTTGGATCATCACTTAAATTAAGATATGAGTTATGATACCAAGGTAGATCATAAAATGCTGGGGAGTTTACTAAAAGCATTCCTGCAGTATTCCAGTGCTCTTCAATTCTTGGATTATCAGAAACAGCTTTTCCTCTTAGTCCATAAGCTGGGACATCTGCACTAACAATAGGATGATCTACTTCAAACAATTTTTCAATAAGTTCTGCAGTTAAAACTATATCTGAATCAACATACAATATTGCATCATAGTTTACAACTCCAAGATTTTCTTCTGTACAATCTTCTCCCCAGTGATGTCCAGAAGTTTTACGGAGCCTTTGTGCAAACTCTCTAATAAGATTTCTACCAGTTTCAATTCTAATCCATCTGTTAGAAGAGGTTACAGTGCTTTCCATATCATTTACTGTATATGTCCAGAAATCTCCGTTGATCTCTTTTAATGCACTCAAAACTCTTTCAAAAGGCTGTAGACCTCTGCTATCAAGTTCTAATGCAGTGAAGAATTTTGCATTCGGGAATTTTTCAATTATTTGTTTTGAGTTTTCTAGCCAAGACATCTCTTCACCCATGTCTGCTTTCCATCCCACAAGCGGTGTACCAATAACAAAGTGTTTGTTATAATCTATCTCTTTAAACATTGTGACTACTCCTTATATATTCAATTAAATCAGAGCAGTAGCCATGATAGTCTAAATCTTTCATTTCTTCTACAGTTCTAAATAGTTCTGGAAGAACTGCAATTGTATTTGAATTTGCCTTTGCTACTCCTGGAAATGCCCATACATAACCTTTACTAGTTAAAGTATAGTCATCTGCTTTATGAAAAAAGCAATTCAAATCTTCATCAAGAGCATACTTTAAAGACTCTTTATCTTTACAATGAACCCACAAATTTTCTCTGCATTCATCAATAAAGTTATCGTCTATTAAATATTGAGGCTTTTCGTGACCTAAAAACATCTTTCCGTCTTTATGACGAAGATCAACCTCTACATCAAAACCTTTATCTATAGCTTGATAAACATAGACTGGACTATTTTCAAGATCATGATGCTTTCCAGTTAAGTTACCACGATGGGATATGTAAATCATTTTTCAACCTGAACCCAAATCCAATTTCTATGATTGTCCCCTGGACCAGTTGGTCTAATGTCAGACTTATAATTTTTAAATCCAATTTTGTTAATTAAATCATCAATTAACTCATCTTCATTAGTAACGCTAACATCTGAATGACCATTTGTACTTGCAGCATCATAAAGATTATCATAATATCCAGCCGTTGGAATACCTTCTTTTCCACCAAATCCCATTTGGAAGCAAAGCTTTCCACCATCTTTAAGAACACGGTAAGCTTCTTTAAGAATGTTAAATCTAACATCGTGAACACAGATATGCTGGAAACAAATTACTGCAAACATTACATCATAAACATTATCTTCAATCATTGATAGGTTATCTCCAGGTGTAACATACAGGTTTGGAACTTCTATATTATTATGTTGTAAATTAACTCTAGCCTTTTCTAGATTAACATCTGAAATATCTACTCCATCAATTCTTTCAAACTTACTATTAAATTTTACAATGTTTCTTCCTGGACCACATCCATAGTCTAGTGCTACTAAACCAGAGGTATCAAAATCTTTAAAAAGAAATTCATCATAGTCTTTCCAGTTATTGTGAGCATCATATGATCCAACTACTGGATCTCTAAAATCTAAAGACCACTTAGCAGCATATTCATCATAGTAATCGTTTTGCATTTTTAAATAGTCTTTCTTACCTTTTGCCATTATATCTCCTTGTTATTTTCTAAAAAGTAATTCAAGTCTTCAGGGGTTCCAATTCCCCACATCTTATCAATAGTTTTCAATCTTACCTTTTTGCCATCTTCAATTGCTTCATTAAAAACAGGGCAAACATAAAATTCATTGTTAGTTCTAATGTTTTTATCAATCATTTGATTTGCATACTTAACATAATCAGATCCGTGTTTCCAATAGTATATACCAACTGTTGCATTATCAGAAATTGGATTCTTTTCTGCTACCTCTGAAACAAATCCATCTTCTCCAATTTTTGCAAAAGACCACTTTGGATGAGTTGCTTTAAATGAAAGTATTCCACCGTCTATATTGCTAGCACCAAACTCATACAGTGCTTCGTTGGAGTCCCATTCTACATACTGATCAGAGTTAGCCATTATAAGTGGCTTGTCGTTATTGATAAGCTCTTGAGCAAGTAAGGTTGTACAAGCAGCACCCTCAGTCATTCCATCAACAATAACTATGTCGCAGTCTGGAGCAATAAGATTAAGAAGTTGTTTAAGATTATATTTTTCATAATGATCTTTTTGTACTAAGAATATATAATGTGCATCAATGTTAAGATTTTCAACAACTACCTGGATCATTGGCTTACCGTTAACTTCAATCAATGGCTTTGGAAAAGTATAACCTGCTTGTGCAAATCTTGAACCTGCACCAGCCATAGGTATAAGAACATTCATCTCTTTATTTTTCCAAGGCACTTGTCCAGTTCTCTCTTTCTTTTCAAATCTTTCTATAAACTCTATGAATATTGTATCATTAAGATCATAAGAATCTTTAACTGGGTATAGGTTTGCCCCAGAATTTAAAGCTCCCTGCCTTCCAATGTGAGAGTCTTCTATAATTATTGTATCTTTTGGAAATGCATCTAACGCTACCATACACTTCCAATACATTTCTGGATGTGGCTTTGGATGCCAGACATCCTCGTTGCTAACAATGTAGTCTACTAAATGAAGTACCTGTATTCCGTGTAAAGACTTTATAATAGTTTCTCTAATACTATTAGATGCTATGGCAATTTTCCAACCCTCAGATTTTAGGTATAACATAATGTTTATAGCATTTGTGTTTGCTGGAATATTTTCAAGCATTAAAAATGTTTCTTCCTGCTTATCTTTCCAAACATTATTATGAGAGTCTTGTGGCAGCCCTTTTTCTTGAGTAATCATAGAAAGTTTTTTCTTAGTATTTAAACCATCATACTTTGACAAATGCTCTTGGTAAGATATTTTATATTTTGGATCAACTTTTTCTAATGCATTGTTAAGGGCTTGATAGTGTAAGTCTTTTGAATCAATTAGCACACCATCTAAATCAAATATAACTAACTTATTACTCATCTTTGTGGTCCTGCGTGTCTATGCCACTTGTTATGTCTAACAATACTTTTACCATTGCACTTCATAACATACTTATCTCTTATCCTGTAAGACCATTCAACATCTTCTTCTTCATTCCATCCACGACTTTCATCAAGTGGTTCTTCAATCATTACATGACGCTTGACCATAAAGAATCCACCAGAGATGTACATATACTGAGTTTGAGACCAATCGTTGTAGTCTAAAGACCAGGCTCTTCCGTGACCTGGCTTATCCCAAAGAGACCAGTCCATAGGATTTCTTGATCCAGTAATTAAATATTGTGGGCAAGAACAAATTTCCCAATCAGTTCCAAATTCAACAAAGTTTTTATACCAGTCTTTATCAAATATATGATAGTCGTGCATCAAAACTATATTGTCATACTTAGCTTCTTTTACAAGGATGTTCTTTTTTCTTGTAATCCATCTTTCTTTAACTGATTCATCAAAGTCAATCTTTCTAATATCCTTACCATCAATATCAGAACTATCTCCGCCACCAACAAATAGTATTTCATATTCTGGGATATTAAGATTACGAATGCTCTCTATGATCTCTTGAAGTCTTTGCTTATCTTCGTATACTGTTATGATTCCAAATGTCCACTGGATGTCATTCATTTATAAAGCCTGTCGCTACAACTGTAACTAAAATCCCATCCTCAAGACTTTCATCAATAGTGGTTCCAAAGATAATATCGGCATCTTCGTGTGCTTTTTCTGAAACTAGTGAGGCTATCATGTTTACTTCAGACATTTTTATATCTCCAGAAGATGCAATTGAAATAAGAACGCCTCTTGCACCATTTAAATCTACATCAAGAATAGGACTTGTAATTGCTTGATTGCCTGAAATCTCAGCACGATTGTTTCCAGAGCCGTACCCAATACCCATAAATGCAGAACCAGCATCTTTCATAACTCTTTTAATGTCTGCAAAGTCAATATTGATTTGACCAGGGGTTGTTACTAAATCTGATATAGCTGCTATAGCCTTTAATAGAATACTATCTGACTCTTTAAAAGCATCTTCCATTGATATATCTGGGTCTAACATAGAAATAAGGTTGTTATTTGGAACAACAATTAAAGTATCAACTTCTCTACTAAAATTATCAATTCCTTCTAAGGCATTTATCATACGCTTCTTGCCCTCAAATGCAAATGGGGTAGTTACAACGCCTACAGTTAAGGCTCCAGCCTTTTTAGCACATCCTGCTACTATAGGTGCAGAACCAGTTCCAGTTCCACCACCCATTCCAGCCGTTACAAAAACAACGTCAGCACCTGAAACAACTTCAGAAATTTCACTTATGCTATCTTTTGCTGAGAGTCTTCCAATATTTGGATTTGCTCCAGCACCAAGACCACTAGTTCTATCTCTTCCAATATCAATTTTTACATCTGCCAAACTTGGCATTAATGCTTGAACATCAGTATTTATCGCAATGAACTCTACCCCAGAAAGTCCTTGTAGTATCATGCTATCTACGGCGTTAGTTCCACCGCCACCACAGCCAATTACTTTTATATCTATCATAGAGTTCACTATTTAATTATACCTTAAAGACTATCCTATTTCTTTTCTTAAGTCTGCCCACATACTTCTAGTTTCTTCTATCTTCATTATGGCATCTAATACTGTCATTTCCATTAATTCATCTACATCCATACCAATTTTTTCAGCAAACTTTATCATTTTTGTAAGAAACATTATCTGAAGCTGTCTACTGAGATGTAAAGAGATTCTGCAAAGGATGCATTTTCTACAGCAAGATCAACTATGTGAGACTTCTTGCTTTTATCTCCAAGTTGTCTTGTAAGTAAGTACGATGCCAGGGCATGGGAATACTTATTGACAAACTCATCTACTGTGTATAAATTATTTTCATAGATAATTGTTCTTTCATCTTTTACTTCTTTTTTATTTTTCATTCAACATTGTCCTAACTATTTCAAGAGCCATGGTGACACCATGAACTGGTAGCCCTAACTTGACTCGCTCATCTCTAACATATTCTATTCTATTTTGCAAGGAAAGTAAAGTATTGCTTTTAACAAAACTATTAATAGCTTGAAGTTCTCTTACTTGATCTTTATAATAATAAACATCATCACACATTAAATTAAATCTTCTGTTAGTCGCTCAAACTGTGGCAAGGTTTCTAAGTTATCAAAAATACCCATTTGGTTGTGTGGCTCAGCAAGATCACTTTCATCTTCATAATCATCCCATACTGCTGTATACATATCTGCATAATCATACAAAGGCTTTTCAACCTTATGCAATAGGTTCAACATTTTATTTGCAAGCCAACGAACTATTGGTCCAGCATCTTTTTCATGATGTAATTCAAATTTCATTTAAACTTCTCCCCTGATTTCTCTAACAATATCATTTAAAGATTTTCCTGTTATAAAAATCTTAAACTTATCAAAGATACTAGGACTAATAATATCATAATGCAAAGTTACCTTTGGATTAGCAAACCCCATAGGGCAACCAGGGCTAACTTCCGCAATTGGCTCACCAATAACCATTGGATCTGTCTTTAAAACTTTAATAGCCAGGTCTGCTGCAAGAGCAAGGTCTGTTTCTTTTCCAATATCCTTAGACATTTGTTCTCTTGCTATTCTAACTTTCATTTATAATTCCTGCTTTTCCCATCTGACCTAATAGAACTAACTCTTTGCTTTAAATATTCATCTTCATGTTGTAAATAAAAATGTACAAAAAGCTTTTCATAATCTCTATCATCAAGAGTTCCATTTTCTTCTTGATATTCTTTTAACATTTCTTTAATCTTTGCAACCAATGACATTAGAACTCCAGGGGTAAGACTATGACTGGAGTAAGTTCACCCATCCAAGCACCAAGACAGTTATAAGAAATATACTCCACGGCTTCTTCGTATTCCATACCATCTCTATCCATTAAAACATCTACCATTTTTTCCCAAGAATATGTAGCAAGTGTTGGCTGACCACATCTTAAAGATAACCCTATAAATGCTTCTTCAAAGCCATCCATAATCATAATCTCTTCTTCTATATGAGATAAGGCTTCTTCTAACTCTTCTTTATTCATTACCATCCACCAAGGCATTCTTTTGAATGAGTGTGAATCCAGAAGTTGCCTTCCAGGTGTTTCTTAGTTGGTGCATACAATTCTGTACTACATGCACCACACTTATGAGACCATTCTTCTGCAAAGAAATCATACTGAAATCCTTTAGTCATCGTAAATTACATACCTTATGCTAGATAAATCATTATGATCAAGCATTTTTTGCTCTTGAATCTTTTTTCTTGCAGCGTCTTCTGCATCTTCTCTTGAAGTAAACTTAATATTTTTTAGCCCACAAACAACTTTTTGCCATTCATTAACAGAAATTCTTCTTTGAACAGAAGCTTTCCAGAATGTTCTATTTTTATTTAAACTTATCACTGCACGATATTGATGTTCATTAATATTTATTGAATTTCTCGTAATTCCAAACACTTTATCCTCCTGTACTATAGAAGCCTTTTCCTTTAAAGGCTATTCCTCCAACACTAAAAATTCTTTTAATGTTGCTACCGCAATCTGGACAACTTTCTGGATCAGGATCATTCATACCCTTGACCAACTCTTTATTGTCCTCGCACTTTTCACATGCATATAAATATACTGGCATTAATATACTTTACCAAACTTTTTGTATTTTGTCAATATTGAAACGTCCCCCTTTCGGGGGACATCCAACTAAGCCCAGGGATCAGGCTCTTCTGCTCCAACGGAAACTGTTGAGTTTGAAACATTGCTAGTTTTATTAAATGTTCCAGACTTAATTGATAGGGATGAACCGACATCGGTTGCATCAATTTCAAAGGCATTACCTCTAGTTCCGTCTTTTCTATCAAATTCACGATACTTTAATTTACCGTGAACGATTACTTTATTTCCTTTTGAAAGATTCGATGAGACATTTTCTGCCAGAGTTCTCCAACATACAACATCATAAAATGCCGTGTCTCCATCTTTCCAAGTTCCATCAGAATCTTGGAATCTTTCTGTACTTGCCAAGCGAAGCTTGGTCAATACTTTTCCTGAGCCAAGATCCTTTTTTTCTGGATCTTTAACCAGGTTTCCTATTACCGTAATTGTTGTAGCCATTTTTACTCCTTATAGCTGTCTTTCATCATTATACTTTATATCTAAGATTGGGTCAAGTGAGACATTCGCACCTAACGACTCTAAGATATTTTTTACTTTCGTCATATACTCTATACAACGAAGCCTTTCATTGTCATTTAAATGTCTCCAATGACTTTCATAAAACTGAATAGCAAGAAAATGGTCATAGTCTGCAATTGCTATTTCAAAATCTTTTGGGGCTTTTACAGATCTAATAGCATGTTTCATCTTATCTGTATACATTAACCATTCTCCATTGTAATTCCAGCCCAGACATCAAACCAATCTGTTTTTTCTTTATGACTATTAAATTCTTTAGATATCTTTCCGCCCTCTAAATAAACGCCACCCCAAACACCCCACTCAGAGTTACTAACTCCGTAGGCTAGGCACTGTCTTTGTGCTGGACACTTAATGCACAAAAGGTCTACCTTTTTTGAAACTTCTGGATTTTCTTCATATTGATCAAAGAAAAGATTTGTATCCATATTAAGGCATAAAGCTTTTTCATCGAACTTGTACATCGCCCTTCCTTAATATAGAGTCTGGAATATCCCAGACCCCACCAGTATTTTCGAACACAACTTTCTTGTGCCAGGTAGAATCAATAAAAGCTGCATTCTTTTTTAGACTAGCGTCTTGATCTTTTTCAAGAAAAACAACATTCCAACCATCCCACGTTAAGGAAGGGTTGTTACTTACAATTGATTCCATTTTATGTAAATCAGATATTTTCATTCATAGATCTTTCTGTACTAATAATTACTGTTAAGATTGTAACAATAAATTGGAATATAAACATTAGAATAAATCCTATTTGATTTGTAGCAAGACCATACCATAGTGTAACCACTTGATAGACCATCCAACATAAAACCATAAACGCTATCTTTGGCACACTTGTTTTCATTGTTACTGCAACAAGCATAGACAAATAAAACAAACTATAAGATGCAAAAATTATTAAAGACCATGCTGTTAAACTCATTTTAATACCTAAATATTCCTGTCTCAACGCCTTCTTGATGCCCCATGTATGTAGTAATTTTTGACACAGGTTCTTTTGGCAAACTAAAATATGCATAGTATGTAACATGTTCAATATTTTGTTTAAGCCATTGTTCATTTATTTTAGAAAAGGAAACTTTAAAACCTTTTTGTTTTAAATAGTTTTCTGAAGAGTTACAAAACGCTGCAGTAAAATTATTAATCTTATGTGGTCCAAGAGTCCACACCTGTATTTGATTATTTTCATTTGGAGTTGACAAAGCTACTGCCATACCTCTCATAAATAATTCATAATCAGAGAACTCTTTTGTTCCCTCAACTACAATAACCACGGTAAATCCTTTTCTATTAAATACTATTATACATTTTTATGTGACAAATGTCAACTTTAAACTAACTACTTATGGTATCAATTATTGAAAGAAGATTATTTACTTCTTTTTCGGAAAGGTCAAAAACATCTACTCTTACAGCATTTTCATTAAGAATCTTACCATCTTTACTAATGTCTGCCTTGTATAGGATATTGTCTATTACCCAATAAGCATTATTATCTTGGATGGCTACTCTTACAGTTCCTTCATCTAAAATTTTACATAGCTGACTTTTTCTAGAAAATCCTTTAAATGATACGGAAAAATCTTCTTCTCTAGTTTCTTGAATTAAAGAAGTGATTATAACAAATAGATTTATTGCAAAGAAGTTTATAGCAATTACACAGGCTGATATTCTTTGTAAGGGAGATAACTTTTGCATATAGCCTCCTATTATTTATAAAAAGAAAATGGTGATTCTGTCCAAGTGTCATCTGATTTGGATGCTCTTGCATTTTGGATTGCTTTCCATTTTTGTGTTGACCAAGCAAACCCAGAGTCTCCACCCCAAAGTAGCCAGGCTATCTTTCCATTTGATGGACGTTCTGCATTGTCCCAATCCTTACCCTGCTTGTCTACTTCGTGTCTTGAAAAAAATGAATACATTCTAGCAACTGTTTCAGGGCTAAGATCTCTGCCATTAACTAGATCACGAGCACGAGCAACTCCTACTGCAGTTCCACCTCTACCAAACTTTGCTCTAAGTTCAAGACCTCTTCTAGCATTGTTAGCCATAGATTCAGTTGGTTTTAAATCAATGTCCGAAACATCTCTTTTTTCTACACTAAAATCTTTTCTTGCAGACTTTGGCTTCCATTCTTCTGGAAGTAAATCGGTTCTGTTAAGTGCTTCAGCTCTTCTTATGATGTGATTACGAGCCCTTGCGTAATTTGATGCACGACCAACTGCTTGGACTGCATTGCTTAAATCTGCTGCAGTAACAATTGGAAAAGATCCGTCAGGCAAAGCCATATCTCTACGAGCTAACATCTGTCTTTCTTTGTCAGAGTAGTCTTTTTTACCCATTGAATGTTGTGGACAATTTTTATCATCACAATCTTCCATTGAGTGAGCTCTTGTATTTGGAACATCATCATTTCCAATAACATCATCATGGTGTGATTTTGAAGTTGACACCCTTAGAGTTTCTACCCTGTGACCAACCAAGGTTTCTGTTGGCTTTCCGTCTCTATAAATTCTAATAAGTGCTGCTGGATTATCTGGAGTTCCTGTAATTGTAAAATCAGAATTAGGAACATTAATAGAACCATTTCTAACAACTCTTACAACTTTTCCTCTTGCAGTTCCACCGCTAGAATTCCAAGAAACCATTTGACCAACTCTAACTGAATCTGCTTTTGACATTTCAGGAATCATTTCTTCAAACTCTTCTCCAGAATTTTTCATATCAGAATTTACATAGCCATCTGGTATTACTGCAAGTCTGCAAGCACCTTCTTCTTCAATTTGTTGTGAGATAATTGCACAAGCAACTGCAGATTTATGAAGTGCACAGTTTCCACACTTAACGCCAATAGAAGCATTTTGATTTGTAGAACCATCTTCATAACCAATCCAGATACCTTCTGACTGATCTAGTGGTCCAAGCTCTTCTGTTAATTTTAATAATGAATCTGCAAA